GAGGAGGGGATGCGGTACACCGACGGGATACGGCGGTATATCGCGATCCGGTCCGGGCAGGCGTTGAGCCTGACGGACGAGTACTATTTTGAGGCGCTTTAACGCCGGAAAGGGAGACAAATTATGAAGGAACTTAAAAGAGACCTGCTCAGAGCAAAATTCACGCGCGTGATGGTCGAGGAAAACTACAAGTACAACGCGCCGCACAACTTCGAGGTGCGCCGCGTCGAGGATGATGCGCTCGTCTGCAAAATCCATTTCCAGGAGGGGCCTGTGCATGAGTGCGGCTCCAACGGCGTGGGGAACGAGGACCTGATCAACATGGTCGTGGAGCGGCTCGAATGTTTCCAGCGCAGCCCGTATGCATGCCGCGAGAACGAGATCGCCATCACGAAGCTGGAGGAGGCGCTGCTCTGGCTGCGCAAGCGAACGGAGGGCCGCGTGCAGCGCGGCATCGAGGGGACGAGTAAGCTCTAAGGAGGGATAACATGCAGCAGTATCAGTGCCTGTTGGTGGCCAACGAGTGCTACCAGCGCGGGAGGATGATGACGCCGACCAAGATCGTGGTGCACAGCACGGCGGCAAACAACACGAGCATCAGCCGGTACGTGCAGCCCGCGCCGGGGCAGACGGCCGGGCTGATGCAGTATCAGCCGTCGGAGCGGCGCCTGACGGCCGCGCAGATGCGCGAGATCCTCGGCACAAACCGCTACGGCAACGACTGGAACCGGGAGGGCCTGTACGTCTGCGTGCACGCCTTTCTCGGCAAGCTGGCAGACGGCAGCCTCGCAGTATGTCAGACGCTGCCGTGGAAGATGCGGTGCTGGGGCGTCGGCTCCGGGCGCAAGGGCAGTTACAACGACTGCGCGATCCAGTTCGAGATCTGCGAGGACGATCACCGCGACGCGGCCTACTGCCGCGAAACGTTTGAGCTGGCGGCAGAGCTGTGCGCCCACCTGATGCGGGCCTATCCCACGATCACGGAGATCGTAAGCCACAACGAGGCCGGGCAGCGGGGCTACGGCTCCGATCACAACGACCCGGATAACTGGTGGCCGCGGCACGGCTACACGATGGGGATGCTGCGGCGGCGCGTGGCGGAGCTGCTGGCGGGCAAGCCGCAGCCCGCGCCGGAGCCGAGCGCAAAGGAAATTTACCGCATCCGCAAGAGCTGGGGAGACGCAGCCAGCCAGATCGGGGCATACAGCGATCTCGGCAACGCGATTGCGGCCTGCCCGACGGGCTACAGCGTATACGGCCCCGGCGGCAAGGCGGTGTATTCCGGCGGAACGACGGTCGTGCCCGACAACAAAGTGCAGCCGCCGAAGCAGTACACGGCTGGATACCGGCGCGGCTACGCCGTCCGGGCAAACGGCGGGCTCAACCTGCGCAAGGGACCGGGCACGCAGTACACCAGCATCCGCGTGATGCCGGACGGCAGCAAGTGCAGCTGCTACGGATACCACACAGGCGAGTGGCTGTACGTTGTCGACGCAGCGGGCGCGACCGGGTACGCTAAGCTCGAGTATCTGGAGAGGCGGTGAGGCGGTGACGCAGGAGGAGATCGCAGTCAAGCTCAAGGAGACGGAGGACCGCAGCAAGAGCAACACGCACCGGATCGACGAACTGGAGCAGGATCAAAAGGCGTTAAACAAGCTGGCCACGAGCGTGGCCGTGATGGCGCAGGAGCAGCAGACGATCCGGAGGGACGTGGCCAAGAGCGGCGAGGATATCAAAGCGGTGCGAAAGAGCATCGAAATGCTGCAGGCAGCGCCCGGAAAGCGCTGGGGAAAGGTCGTGGAAAAGATCATCCTCGTGGCAGTCGGCGCGGTCGTCGCGTGGCTGCTGGCAAGGATGGGCATCAAATGAGGAGGGGAAAACCATGAGGAACTGGAAAAAGTGGCTCAAGGCGGCCGCGATCCGCGCCGTAAAGACGGTGGCGCAGACGGCCGTGGCGACGATCGGCACGAGCGCCGTGCTCAGCGAGGTCAACTGGGCCGTTGTGGCCAGCGCCTCCGCGCTGGCGGGCGTGCTCAGCCTGCTGACCAGCGTGGCGGGCCTGCCGGAAGAAAAAACCGAATAAGGCCGGAAAGAGAGCGCTCTGCGGGAAACCGCGGGGCGCTCTTTTTGCATGCTTACGCGGCAGTGCAAGTTGACGGTAACTAACACGGCTTTTGGGGTAAAATGGCCAAAACCGGTGAGAGGAGGGGACAGCATGGCAGACAGCAGAGACGGCTACGCGGGGAAGATCGGCCACGGCGGACAGCAGTACGTCAAGGCACCTTTTGCCAAAAAGCCGACGGCGGATCAGAGCCGGATCCACACCGGCACGGACCTGCGCATGACGGCAGGCAAGAAGCTCAGCGGCAACGCGGGCAGCAACAAGTGACGCCCTGAGGGGCAGAAAGGGACAACATGGACTGGTATCAGAAGTTTGGGCTGCCGCAGCCCGAAGAAGGCGCAAACGAGCAGGGAGCCGCCGCCCCTGACGCTGACGAGACTCCGGCAGGCGAAAACGGGCAGGAGATCGCCGAACCTGCAGAAACCGAAGGAGCGGAAGATCACGCGGCAGAGACGCAGCCGGAAGCGGAGGACGCTCCGCAGGAGGAGGCGCAGCAGCCGCAGGACAAGGAGACCCGCCGCCAGCAGGCTGCGGCCCGCAGAGAGCGGGAGCAGCGGCAGGCAATCGACGCCGCACTGGCGTCCGAGCGGGCCAAGTGGGAAAAAGAGGTCTTTGGCAAGGCCGGGATCAAGGATCCGTTTACGGGCAAGACCGTGGAAAACATGGAGGACTGGAGAGCATTCCAGGCCGCCACGGCCAACGCCAAGCTGGCAAATGACCTCAAGGCCGGACGGCTGACACCGGAGGGGCTGCAGCAGGCCCTGATGCAGTCGCCGGAGATCCAGCAGATCCTCAGCGGGGCCAAGGAGGCGCAGCAGCGCGCCGAGGCAGCTGAGCAAAGAGCCGGAGCGCAGGAGTTTTCGCAGCGCCGCGACACGGAGCTGGCGGAGATCCGCCGGATGAACCCCGCTATCAAGTCGCTGGACGACATCATGGCGATGGAGACCGGCTCCAAATTTGCCGATGCGGTACGCCGAGGCAACAACTACGTAGACGCATACCGGCTGGCAAACTTTGATGCCCTGCAGCGCGGCCAGCGCGCAGCGGGAGAACAGGCAGCGCGAAACGCTGCGGCCGGGCTGCAGCATCAGCAGCGGACACGGCAGACGACCGGAGACACCCCGGCACCCGTCCCGGCAGGGGTCAAGGCCTTTTACAAGGCGCTCAACCCCAATGCGACGGATGCGGAGATCTCCGCACATTACAACAAGACACACAAGGCCGGATAACGGCCGGAAGGAGGACAAATGGCATTTTTACCGCAGAGCTACCGCGACGGTCAGCCTGAGCCGTGGGAATACCTCGAGGCATCCGCCATCGGGGCATGCACCGTCGGCATGGCGCTGACGCTCACGAGCGGCAAGCTTGCAAAGTGCACCGGCGAAACGCGGCCGGACTATATCAGCATGTACGGCGGCACGGTGGCTGCCGGGGACGTGATCCCCTGCATCCGCGTGCACGAGGAGACGATCTTTGAGACGGAGTGGAGTGTGGCCAACACCGGCGCGGCCGTCGGCCAGATGGTGACGATCGACACGACCGGCTCCAAGGCCACGGCGACCACGACAAACGGCGTCTTTGAGGTCGTGAGCTACAAGGGCACGGCGATCGGCGACACGGTCCGCGGCAGATTTATTCGCCCGGGCACGGTGACGAGCACGGGCTAACAGACAGGAGGGGAAATATTTGGCAGGAATTATCGTTTCGGAATCCAGCAACGTGACCAACTCGCTCTTTGGCGAGCTGCAGTCTCCGCTGCGCATGCTCTTGGAGAGAGAGTATGAGGCGTGGATGCAGAAGGAGGGCAACGCACTGCAGGATCTCTTTGTCAACATGCCGATCACGACGGCGAGCACCACGCTCGGCGGATTGACCGGCAGCAACAGCTTTGAGCCGGTCGGCGAGAACGGCGCGTATCCGCAGGGCGGCATCGAGGAGGGCTATTTTAAGACCTTCCGGCCGGTGACGTGGAAGGGCAGTTTCTCGATCTCCATGGAGATGATGGAGGACAAGCTCGACAGCGTGCTCAAGGGCCAGCCGATCCAGTTCCTGGACGACTACTGGCGAGCACGATCCAAGTTCTTCTGGGGGCTGCTCGGTACGGCGCTGCAGAACAACGACACGATGCAGCTCGGCGTCGAGACCTTCTCGACGAAGACCAAGGACGACGTGAAGCTGTTTTCGCAGTCGCATAAGATCAAGCGCACCGGCAAGACGCAGAGCAACGCATTCTCCAACGCGTTCTCTGAGACTAACCTCGGCCTCGTGGCGACGGCAATGCAAAATCTCAAGACCGACAGCGGCGAGCCCGCGGGCCTTGAGCCGGACACCATCATCATTCCGAACGACGCCAAGGCCAAGGCCGACGTTTTCGGCGTGCTGGGTGCGTTCCACGACACCGGCACGGCCGCGAGCAACAAGTTCAATTACCAGTTCGGCAACTGGAACGTGATCATCGCGCCGTACCTCAACGCCTACATGGGGACGAGCGGCTACCCGTGGATCCTCGCCGATCTGTCGTACAACAAGCGCTACTACGGCGCCGTGGATGTCGACCGCAAGCCGCTGACCGTGCGCAGCGAGATTGCCGAGAACGACGCGAACGTATGGAAGGGCAACGCCCGATTCACGGGCGGCTTCTACGATTACCGCGCCTTCGCGGCCGCGGGCGTGAGCTTTGGAAGCTCGCTCACCTGAGGGAGCATGAGTAAGTAAAAAGGGGGCAGGGAAATGGACGACAAGGCGCTGCAGGCTGCGCTGTGGTACAAGCAGCTGTGCGAGAGCAACAACGCCGTTTTCCTGCCCCTGTTTTTTGACCATCACCGGCACCTGATCCTGATGGGCGGCGGCGGCAGCGGCAAGTCGATCTTTGCAGGCCGCAAGGTGCTGGAGCGCTGCGCGACGGAGCCGGGGCACAGGATGCTCGTGGTGCGCAAGGTCGCCAAGACGCTGCGCGAGAGCTGCTTTGACCAGCTCAAGGCGCAGGCCATGCAGTACTACGGCCCGGCGATCAGAATGATCCCGCGAGGCAAGAGCGGCGACATGTACATCACGTTTACCAACGGCAGCGAAATTTTGTTTGCCGGACTGGACGACGTGGAAAAGCTCAAGTCCATCCACGATATCTCGGGCATCTGGATCGAGGAGGCGAGCGAGCTGCTGGAGGGAGACTTTAATCAGCTGGACATCCGCCTCCGCGGCGAGAGAAAGTATTACAAGCAGATCATCATCTCGTTTAACCCGATCTCCATCACGCATTGGCTCAAAAAGCGGTTTTTCGATCGCAAGGACGCCCGCGTGGTGACGAGCCGGACGACGTACAAGGACAATCGCTTTCTGCCGGAGGAGGACCGCCTTACGCTGGAGGCATTCCGCGAGACAGACCCCTATTACTATCAGGTCTACTGCCTCGGGCAGTGGGGCGTGCTGAGTCAGACGATTTTCTGGCGCGCCATCCTGATGGATCGGCTGCTGCACTGCAAAAAGCCGATCCGGCGCGGGAGATTTGCCTACCGCTACGACGAGACCGCGATCACGGACGCAGCGTTTACGGACGCGGAAGACGGCGAGACGCTCGTCTGGGAGGAGCCGCAGGCAGGGCATCCCTACGTCATCGGCGCAGACACGGCGGGAGAAGGCTCGGACTGGTTTGTCGCCTGCGTCATCGATAACAGCACGGGGCGGCTCGTGGCAAAGTACCGCACGAGGACCGACGAGGATCTGTTTGCCCGTGAGGTATGGTGCCTCGGCATGTGGTACAATCAGGCCCTCGTTGGCATCGAGGCCAACTTTTCGACGCATCCGATCAAGGAGCTTTCCCGGCTGCGGTATCCGCGGCAGTTCGTGCGGCAGGTCGAGGACAGCCTGACGCATGTGGTGCGCGAGGCGCTCGGCTTTAAGACGGACCGTCTGACGCGGCCGGTCATCATCGCGGAGCTGCAGGGGATCATGCGTGAGCATCCGGAGCTGATCGACGATGAGGATTGCCTCAACGAGATGCTGACCTTTGCCCGCAACAGCAAGGGACGGCCGGAGGCGGTCGAGGGCGCGCACGACGACTGTGTGATGGCGCTGGCGATCACCTACTATGTGCGCCAGCAGCAGCGGGCGACCGTAGAGACGAGGCACAAGCGCGTCAAATGGGACAAGGATCAATGGGAGGACTACAGATCGGCCGACGCCACGGAGCGGGCCTATCTGATCGGCAAATGGGGCAACCCATTCTGAGATAGGAGGGAAATATGCTGCAAAATATCCGACAGCTGGCGGGAGAGCCGCCGGAGCTGACCGGCAACGCCGCGGCTGACACGGCCGCGCTCAACCGCTGGCACCGCAAACTGATGGCGGGCCTCGAACATCTATTTTGGCAGGTCGAAAACGAAATGGACGCGATCACCGGCGACCGGGCAGCCATGGCGGAGCGAAAGATGCAGGCCGCGAAAAAGCGGCTGGAACGGGGGAGACAGAATGGGTAGACTGCCGGGCATGGCCTATAGCTCCGGGATCACGCGGTCGCAGCAGGTGCAGTTCGGCGGTCTGCGGCACCACCCGAACGCCGGGGACGGCGAGATCTATGACATGGAAAATATGAGCGCGCGGGACTATCCCCTGCTGCGCTCTCGAGATAAGCGGCGGAACGGCGGGGAGCTGGTCAGCGCAACGGAAATGTTTTTTGACAACCACGCCATGTGGTACGTCAATGAGGACGGCTGGCTGTGGTACAAGCGGGCGCTGCTCATCCTCAGTGTCGCATACATCGGGGCGGGAGAGACGAAATTCATACGCTTCGGGGACCGCATCGTGCTGATGCCCGCGAAAAAGCTGGTGCAGGCAAAATACACCGTCGTAGGGACGGCGGCCAATCCGGCAGCCCTGCCGACGAGCGCCGAAAAGGGAACGGCATACGTCATCAACACCAATAACGATCCGCAGGCCCCGGAATGGTCGCTCTTTGTCTGGACCGGGGATGAGTGGGACAGCATGGGCGCGTGGGTCGTGAGCATGGAGGCGGAGCTGACGGCGACCAAGATCACGATCTCGGACGGGACGATCTACGGAGCCGCCGCCACGGCCAATACGCTGACGATCAATCTCCCGGCATCGGCCGATCTTGCAAAGGCAGGATTTCAGGCCGGAGACGCCGTGGAGATCGACGGCCTGACCACGGAGCCGGACAACAACAAGATCGCGATCATCCGCGAGATCGGTTCAAAGAGCATTGCCTTTTCCGATTATTGCTTTAAGATCCCGCTAAGCGCCAGCGGCGAGAAGCAGACCTCGTACAGCGAGACGGGGACGATCACGCTGCGGCGCAGCGTGCCGGACATGGACGTGTGCTTTGAGTTCGAGAACCGCCTCTGGGGCGCGGACAAGAAGGAGATCTTTGCCAGCGCGCTCGGCGATCCGACGAACTTTTACGTTTTTGACGGGCTGAGCACGGACAGCTGGTACGTGGAGCTGCAGACCCGCGGCGAGATCACGGGTGGGATCGGCTGGCATTACCCCACGTTTTTCCGAGAGGGATACATCCTGCGGATCTACGGGGAGGACGCCACGACATTCCAGACGAGCGAGATCCTCGCACCGGGCGTGGCACACGGCATGCAGCACAGCCTCGGCGCAGCGGGCGGACTGCTGTTTTACTATTCGCCGCAGGGCATGATGGCCTACGACGGAGATTACCCGCAGGACCTGCAGCAGGTCTTTGGGCCGAGTGAGTACAGCGGCGGCCTCGCGCAGAGCGACGGAACGGACTATTACATCCAGCTCACGCCCAATCAGGACGGGCCGAGGATCTATCATTACGATGGGCTGCGCGGCATCTGGACCGTGGAGGACAGCCCTAACATCGACAGCATGGCGCTGACGGAGGGCGCGGAGACGCTGCTGCCGTCCATCATCGCAATGACGGCCGGCAAGGAGCTGACGACGCTCAAGGGGCCGGGAGGCCCGTGGGCAGAAAACAAGGCGGCCGTGGAGAGCTTTGTTGAGTTTGCGGACTTTACGATGGAGTCGCCAAACCGGAAAGCCGTGAGCAAGCTGCTGCTGCGGCTGAGTCTGATGGGCACGAGCGTGACCGTCAAGATCCAGTACGACAGCAGCGGGACGTGGAAAAGCGTCGCAACGCTGACCGCAGCGGGCAAGCGGAGCTATTACCTGCCGGTCGTGCCGCACCGGTGCGACCATTTCCGGGTCCGCATCGAGGCGACGGGAGAGTGGGCGCTGCACAGCCTCGCCATCGAATACTACGCCGGAAGCGCGCTGCATTAAGGAGGACACATGGACAACGCAAAAAAGGTCCTGCACAAGTGGCAGGACAAGCTGGACCGCAACCTGCAGGCCTACGCCGGGGAGCTTGACAAGATGGACGCACGCGAGGTGCAGTACAAGGGCGGCCACGCGCTGCGGCCGCTGATCGAAAACGGGATCGACGAGCCGACGGAAACTCCACATGTATGGAACATCACGTCGGAGAACATCGAATCGGAGATCGACAACAGTATGCCGACCGGAAAGGTAACGCCGAGCCGACAGCAGGACAACCTGCTCGGCAAGATGATCGAGGCCATGCTCCTGGACGAGCTCGACCGGCTGCCGGCGGAGCGCATCAACGACCGCGCAGAGCGCACCTGCAAGGTGCAGGGCGGCGTGCTGTATCTCGTGGAGTGGGACAGCGCGCAGCGGACGCACACGACCGTCGGCGAAAACAGCATCACAGTGCTGCATCCCAAGCGCTACATCCCGCAGGACGGCGTAGAGGAGCCGGAGGACATGGACTACATGTTTATCCGCATGCCGCAGACCAAGGGCTACGTCAAGCGCCGGTACGGCGTGGACGTCTCGGACGAGACGGAGGAGGACGCCAGCCTGCGCGGCGAGGAGGCCAGCACGGCCGAGGACCTCGTCACGCTGGAGACGGCCTACTACCGAAACGAGCACGGCGGCGTCGGACGCATCGTCTGGGTGGGCGACACGGTCTGCGAGGAGCTGGAGGACTGCCAGAGCCGCCGCCTGCGCCGCTGCAAGAAGTGCGGGCAGACCGAGGCGGACTCGGCAAACTGGAAGATGGTCGGCCCGACCGTAAACGGTGAGTATCCGCAGGGGCTGCCGCCGGAGCGGCGGAGAAAGGACGCCTGCGCCTACTGCGGCGCGCGCAGCTGGGAGGAGACGGACGAGGAAGGACGCTGGATGACCATCGCCGACCTGCGCGAGAAGGGCGTCCGCGAGGACGTGCTGAACCGCCTGCAGGGGATGGCTGCACCGGAACCGGCTGCGGCAGAGCCGGAGTTTACGCCGGACGAGACAGTCGCGGGCGCAGCGGGTAGTTTGACGCCGGAGGCAGAAAGCGGCGCAGAGACGATTCTGGGGCCTGAGACGCTGCCTCCGTACAACACGCAGACGCAGGCAGACACGGAATACTGGGTGCCGTACTATCGCCCGAACATCTACCCTGTCGTGCTGCAGCGGAATGTGACCGCATGGGGAACGTTCCTGGGCGAGAGCGACTGCGACAAGATCAAAGATCAGCAGAACACGGTGAATCACCTGAGCCGGAAGATGATCACGCGCATCAGCAAGTGGGGCACGAAGATCGCGATGCCGGACAATCCCGGCCTCCGCATGGACGGGCAGGATCAGGAGCTGTGGTACATGCCGCAGTCCGATCTGGCGCAGGTCAAGCAGTTTGATTTTACCGGCGACCTCGAGTGGCCGTATGCATACCTCAATCACGTCTACGAGGAGAGCCGCCGGATCCTCGGCATCACGGACTCGTTCCAGGGCCGCACGGACACGACGGCGACGTCCGGCAAGGCCAAGGAGTTCTCCGCCGCGCAGGCAGCCGGCCGAATCGAAAGCAAGAAAATCATGAAGAAGGCCGCGTGGGCCGAAATCTTCGAGCGGCTCTTTCGAAACAAGCTCGCATACTGCGAGGAGCGGCGAAAGATGCACGGGAAAAATGAGATGGACACGGAATGGAACTCGTGGGCGTTTCTGGAGTGCGACGAGGCGGGGGAGCTCTACTGGAACGATCAGTTTCGCTTCAGCTGCGACAACGCATCCGGGCTTGCCGCGAACCGCGAGGCCATGTGGCAGGAGATCACGCAGCACCTGCAGAGCGGCGCTTACGGCAACCCGAGCGAGCCGCAGACGCTGATCCGCTACTGGGCGCAGATGGAAATGCAGAATTACCCCGGCGCGGGGACAATCAAGAAGCTGCTGGAGGAGCAGGCTGCACAGCAGCAGGCGCAGGCGATGGCCATGCAGTCGCAGCAGGCCATGCAGCAGCAGATGGGTATGCAGCAGGGCATGCAGTAAGGAGGGGCCATGCAGTACGGATATAACAAGGATACGGACTACAAAAAGCTGATGGATGACGCGGCCGCGAAGGGCAACTACGCACAGGCAGCGATCTATGAGCAGATGCGCAATGAAAAGATCGCGGGCGAAGGACTGAACCAGTGGGCGCAGACCAACCAGTACGCAAATTACCTGCAGGGGGCCGGAGCAAACACCGGCTGGAAGAACCCCTATCAGGAGGAGCTGGACGCCGCGATCAAGCGCCTGCAGGAGAACAGCGGCGGGGCCTATAAGTGGGACCCCGAAAACGACACGGCCATGCAGGAGTACCGCAAGACCTACCTGCGCGAGGGCGACCGGACGATGCGCGACACGCTGGGAGCCTACGCCAAGCAGACGGGCGGCCTTGCCTCCACGCAGGCCATTGCGGCGGCCAGTCAGGCGGCTGACAACTACAAGGCGCAGCTGGCCGACAAGGTCCCGGAGCTGGAGCAGCAGGCATACAACCGCTGGTACAACGAAAAGCAGACGGCCCGGCAGGATCAGTACAACTACCTCTCGGCCATCATGAACGCGGGCAGCGCCGCGCAGAGCGAATACAGCCTGCGCATCAACGAGGCGCTCAACCGCTGGCAGCAGCTCGGATATGCGGACGATCAGGTGTCGAGCGTGCTGGGCGTGGGCGTGGGCACGCCGACGACGGACCAGTCGTATCAGAACTGGCAGAAGATGCAGGCGCAGCAGGACGCCGACTGGCAGCGCGAGCAGTGGAGATACCAGCAGGAACTGGACAAGTACAGCCAGAACGAGCAGCAGCGCCAGAACGCCTACAACCTCGCCATGACGATGCTGCAGCTGGGCCAGATGCCGAGCGCGGAGATGCTGGCACAGGCCGGGATCAGCGGCGAGGACGCGAAGCGCATCCTCGCGGGCGTGCAGGCGCAGAGCGGCGGGTACAGCGGCGGCTCCGGCGGAAGATCCGGCGGCGGCTCGTACAGTTCCGGCAGCGGGGGCGGGAGCGGATCGGGAAGCGGGGGCGGGACAACGGGAGGCACAGACGGGAATACGCCGACGATTGCAGACAGCAGCCAGCTCAGCGCGCTGGGGCAGCAGTATTACCGGGACATCGTAAGCTCGTCGAGATATCCGCGCAGCGCAGAGGATCAGTACGCGGCGATGGAATCGATCTTTAACAAGATCACGCAGGACTATAACGCCGAGCATCTGTCGCTGGAGGAGAAAAACTATCTCGCCTCGCTTTGGGGCGTGAACTAAGGAGGAGCCTATGCCGAGGGACGCAATGGCCGAATGGCTGGCGAAACGGAATGCAGAGAAAGCTGCACAGCGCGCGACCCCGGGACACGGGGCCGTGCGTCAGGCGCAGATCAAGGTAGACCGGATTCTGGAGCAGGCCAAGAAAACGACGACGGCGCTGACCGGGGTAAAGACGGGGAAAACGGAAAAGTCCTCTACGCCGGTGCGGCAGGAGGAGGGGCGCGACGCAATGGCCGAATGGCTCGCGGCGCGCAAAGAGTCCAAAGTGCAGCAGATCGCGGAGCAGGGGAAGTACGCTGTGCGAAATGTGGGGTCGCTGTACAAGGCTGCGACCGGCATGTGGGGCGAGCTGCGAAAGGCGAACGAATGGCAGGGGCTGGGCGTGGACGCCGGGATCCGTCAGGGGTATCAGGCACGCGTGCCGGTGCGGGGCGGGAGCCAGCTGCAGCAGCAGGCGGAGAACGCTTTGCAGATGGACAAGACAGGGCCGTACCGCCAGAGGCTGACGAGGAGCCGCGGGGAATCGCTTGAAAAGCTGTTCACGGACAGCCTGAACCAGAACCAGACGGCGGAGCAGCATGGCCAGACCATCCGGCAGGAGCTGCAGGAGCTGCGGACTGCCGGGGAAAGCGGAACGGACGCTGCGGCCGCGAAGGAAAAGTGGGACGACGTGGCCAGCCGCCTGTATTATCTGGCATACAGCCAGAGCATGAGCGCCGACGAGTACAACAAGCTCGTGAGCGAGGTATATGACGCCTACGACGCATATCGCAGCGGGGTCAAGGGCCGGAGCTTCGGCCAGCGCGAGCAGAAGTGGACGGATGCGCTGCGCGGGCCGGTGATGGGTGACGAAAACTACACTGCAGCGGGAAAGGCGCAGCAGGATGCCATGCTTGCCGCAGCGGGAGGCATCCCGGAGGATCGGAACACCTTTGGCTATGAGCTGCGCTACAACCAGAGCACGACGCGCGAGAACATCCAGTACAAGAGCGTCGACCAGCTGCTTGACGCAGCGGGCAAGCATGTAGACCCGCAGGCGGACGTGACAAGCCAGTCGCAGGGGGCGGCGACGGACGCCGCGATCTTTGGATATCTGGCCAACGTGGCCATGACGCAGGAGCAGTACGACCGGTACATGCAGGCCCTCGACCGCTACGCCAAAAACGCTCCGGCGACACGGGCCGTCAGCGGATACGGGACGAGCGACGTGGTCGGCCAGCTGGAGACGTATCGACAGCAGCGCGAGGCCAACGGCCTGCGCGCAAACGAACAGGCTGCGGAGGATGCGCTCAACAGTTACCCCGAGATGTCGGCGGGTTCCTTCCTCGACCAGGTGGCGAGCGGCTCGGAGCGGGCGCGCGACAACCTTTTCCAGAAGTACCCGGCCGGACTGGAGCAGCTGCTCGTCCACGGAGGGGGCTACGCCGGGAAGGCACTGGGCAGCCTGCTCAATGGATTCGGCGCGTTTGAAAACGATCTGGGCGATTACTTCGCCGAGGGCGGCGAGAAAAACATCAACTACCAGAATCCGGAATGGCAGGAGGCCAAATATCAGGACTGGGTGCGCGGACGCGAGACGTCCGACTTGCTGCAGAACGGCGGCAAATTTGAGCGATGGGCGGCAGAGCAGATCTCCGGCCTGACAACGGCCGCGCTGGAAATGGCGGCCGCCTCCACAATTGCCGGAGCGGCGACGGGGACGATGGCTAATTTTGCGGGGGGCAGCCGACAGGTATCACCGCTTGTGACGAACGCGGCTACAAAGGCTGAGAAGTTTGCGCAGATGGCCAAGCAGGGCAGCAACATCGTGACGAGCAGCTTCGCGGCGATCAACTCCTACGGAGAGGCAGAGAGCAACGGGGATGCGAGAGGCGAGCAGTTTATCCGCTTCGCCGCGGGCGGTCTGCTGGAATACGGGACAAACATGCTTTTCGGCGGAAACCCGCTGATCGACGCCGGGGACACCGGAAAGGTGACGGAGCTTGTCTACAAGATGACCAACAACGAGACGATCCGAAAGATCGTTTCATCCGCGGCATTCGATCGCATCGGCGAGGGCCTCGAAGAGGTGGCCTCTGCGATCGGTTCGGCCGCGCTGGACTATGCACTGACCGGCGAGGCAGACCTGAGCTGGGACGAGCTGCGGGATGAGTTTATCTCCGGCTTTGCGCTGGCGATGATCCTGAGCATCGGACCGGACACGGCCGAGGTGCTGGCAAAAAACGACCACGAGGGCAACGCCAAGCGCATCACGATGTTCGACGCGGCGGCGCAGAGCGACCGCGGCGAGCTGAACCTCCAGATGGAAAAGTACGCCGTCGAGTTTTTGGCGGGCGACGAGGATCTGATGCTTGCCAACGGCTGGGATCATGTGCAGCGCAGCGAGGCAAAAAAAAGCTGGGCGCAGGCCGTGAACGAGTACAACACGGTGTATCGGAATCTCGTGGATGCCGAGGCATATTGGGCCAAGACCGGAGAGGGGAAGGCATACCGGGGGACGGATGCCGAACGCGTGATCGCGGATGCGAGAGGGAGCATCGAAGGCGTAGACTCCAAGACCTTCTCGGCGGAGACGCTGGAGGAGAATGTGCGGCAGATCCGGCAGGCATGGGACAGTGCAGAGGAGAACGCAGCGAATTTTGCGATGACCGGCCGCATGGATGCAGAGATCGCGAAAATGGCCCGGACGGCCGAAAGCTATCTTGACAAGGCCGTGCAGGATGGTACAATGGACGCAATGACGGCCCTGAACCTCCGCAACGAACTGAGCATGATCAACGAGGGCGCGACGGCGAACCTGCAGGCGTATCTCAACGCGAGATACGGAGAGGGGACGCCGCAGGCCGAAACACAGCAGGAGACCGTGCAGGAGGCTGCGCAGGGCGTCAACACCATCCGCGCGGAAGCGGAGAACAACGCCGCCGTGAATGCGGCAGAAACCGGAGGAATCGACAATGGCAGAACGGAGATTTTTGATGGAGGCAGCCAACGGGATGCAGGTCTGGGTACCGGAGAGCAGGCTGGAGGCATGGCAGCAGGAGCAGCAGCGGCAGAAGGAGAGCGGCGGAACACTTACACCGGAGCAGGAGAAAATGGTCCGGCAAATCGTCGAGCGAATCTACGGCCCGAAGACGCAGCAAGAGCGGAACGGCTGAACCGTTACGCCAGCCTGCAGAGCGACACCAGCCTTGCGCAGCTCGTGCGGGGCGGATCGGATGCCGTGACGCTGGCCGTGGTACCGGAGAGCATGTATGACGACGGGATGCGGGAGGCAAAGCAGGCCGGGGCGGAGCTCGGCGTGGACGTCGTCTTTGTGCGCGGATCGATGGCCATGCAGCGGGGAGATCAGCTGATGCGCATCAACGGCGTGTATGACGCGGCGGCGAAGCGCGCCGTCGTCAGCGCGACGGACATCCAGTACGACGGCGGGCAGCTGGCGCAGCATGAGCTGTTTCACGTCCGGGCAAACAAAGACCCGGCCCTCGTGCAGCAGGCGCTGCAAAAGGTCCGGGAGACGTTCGGCGAGGAAGCATTTGAGCAGGTGGCGCGCGAGTATGTGCAGAGCTACAGCGGGGCCTACCAGAGCATGGAGGACGTTTACGAGGAGGTCCTCGCAGACGCCTACGCCGGCATGAACCGGTTCCGCGCGGGCGCGACGCAGTTCACGGAGACCGTGCAGGGAGAAGTGCAGCAGAGCGAGCGGGCATCCGAACCGGCGCAGACCTCGCAGGAGACGAGGGGAAGCCCGGAGGGGAGATTCTCCATTCAGGAGCTGGAAAACGGCGAGAGAATCGCAGTCATCGAAGACGGGCAGGATGAATTCGACCGTGCAAAGCCGTCGCAGTATGCGGCAATAGCAAAACGAGTCATTAAGCGTGAGTTCGTCGGAAAGACGCTGCCGCTGGGGAGTGAAGATCTCGCAATGATCCCGCCAGATGCGGCAGGCGAGTATGCATACCCGGCTCAGAGACTAATTACGAAGAACGCAAATAACGCAAAAATGAGAGCCTCGGCGGAATTGAACAATTTGCTGGAGGTTTCGGAGTTTTCTCATTGGGCGCGCGATTTGAAAAAACATCCGGAAGCGACACTTGGCTTTGATTATTACACAACGAAGTTTGAGGTAGGAGGGCATCTTTTCGAGGGCCTGATCAACATCGCGAACTCGGAAAAGGGCAGGGTATTCTACGACATCACAAAAATCAAAGAGATCCCCGGCACGATCGAGAAGCGCGCAACCCCTATGGCGCAGTCCGCTTCCGATTCCGGAGATCTCTCTGGAGAAAGCGTATCACAAAATCAGGCGGATGTCAAGCAGAGATTTTCGCTTTCTGAGCCGGTGGAGCGTGCAGGGAATCTCATCGCGGAGCACAACCTGACACAGGAGAAGCTGGAGAAGGCGCTGGAGATCGGCGCGTTTCCGTCGCCGTCCATCGCTATCGTGCAGGCCGAGCAGGGGCATACAAACTACGGAGACTATTCCGTCGTGTTCCCAGCGTCGACGATCGACCCCGAGGCGGACAGCCGGAACCGCGTATATGGCGCGGACGCATGGACGCCGACCTCGTCCAACGCGACCGTGGAGTACCGCGTGGACGCGGATGCAAAGCGGTCGTTCGAGCGCAGCATCCGGGACCTGTCGGGGCAGGTAGCAGACGGGATTTTCCGTGGAGACAGTACGCTCGGCAAAGCCGGGATCGAAGAGGAAACGACCAAGACAAGCCGGGAAATCGCGGAGCAGATCGCGCAGTATCCGGAGGTCAAGGCGGCTTATCTTGCGGATAAAGGCGAGAATATCAGTCCTGTCTACAAGGATAGAGAGTACGACAATATTGGGAATGCGGCGCTGCAGCGGTATACGGACAACGTAGGCGTGCAGAACCTCGCACGGATCATCGTGCAGATGTACGTGGGAGACGCGAATAGCGTGGCACAGGCGGAACTGCAGCGCGTGCGGCAGGCGATCGGTGAGGAATACGCAGAACGCTTTGCAAGGATCCTCGACCGGAAGCCGGAACGCAAGGCGGAGCGCGTCAGCGAGTACGCAGAAAACAAAATGTACAGCGGCACGCGAGCAGAGGATTTTATCCGGCACGCGTGGGAGATGGTACAGGACGGCGGCCAGAACCGCGGCGAAGCGGACAAAATGGCAATGCAGGACGAGCTTGACCGCAAAGCACCGACGCAGAAGGTAGCGGCGTGGGCAGAAAAACGGCTGCAGGATGTGATCGGCGAGGGCGGGATCTACAACAACGAGGACCGCTATACAAGCCGAGGCGATCGCAGGAGCTTTGAGAAGACCCATTGGGAGCTGAACGCGGAGAATCTCGTCCGGGCTATGGCACAGGCGGAGGAGCGCGGCGCAAACATCATGTGGTACGACGCTGGGGGTCTGCTGGCGGCGGCAACTCCGGAGTACCGGAGCATCAGCGAGATCCATGCCGACGAGGGGCGGCTGCAGACGCTGGAGCAGGAGGCCTACGAGGGCAAAGTCATGGAGCTCCAGCAAAGCCTTGACAACGTAGTAGAGCGCATCCTGCAGGAGACAAGGCACAAAGCGTATGGGTATCAGGATGAGAGCCAGCTCATTACAGAGGCGCTGATCAAGACCGCACAGGGCGGAGACAGCCTACAAAGCATCCGCGAGGGGATGGCGGCGGAAGAATACGACATTGACCGAGCGACGGCGATGCAAATTCAGGAGCTGTTCCAGCAGGCAAAGGAGATCCCTACCTCGTACTTTGAGGCCAAGCCGCAGCGCGTGGTTGGCTTTGATGAGGCAGTCGCGCTTCTGGCCCCGGCGAGCGCCCCAGCGGACCTGATGGCGAGGGCAGAGGACGCGGGGCTGCGCGTGATCCGGTACACGGACAACGCAGACAGGATCCGCGTTGCAAACGAACTGCCGGGTGTGAAATTCTCCGTGCAGGAGGAGCTGCAGGACATCCGCGAGAACGGCATCCGCGGGAAGGAACTGGCAAGCGACCGGGAGGAGACGCAGCCGGAGGATGTGCTCGGGTATGCGGACGACATGGGCGAGCAGGTCCTTAGCGAGAGCTATTTCCGGGACTGGGTGCAGCAGACGAACGCCATGCCGCAGGGGTTTGTATGGGGCAAGGATGTGCCGTTTTACTCGCAGACGACGGACCTGTCGCCCAAGCAGGCCGTGGAGCTGCTGGAGGCCGTGACCGGGAAGCGCTGGCGCGTGGAGCCACGAAAGAACGGCGGCTGGCGCGCCGTGGAGACGGACTTTGCGGCAAAGCAGGGCATGTACACCCCGCAGGAGGCGGCGAACCGCCTGAACGCAGCCAAGAAGGCCAGAGCGGACGCGGACGCAGCGGCATACCGGAACGGAGAAGCCCCGGCGAGGGCGACGACCGTGGCGGCCGAGGGCGTGGCAAAGGACCGCTTCCGCGCGACACCGGCGCTCGACAAGATCGGCGTCAAGATCGACATGGGCGTGACGGACTACCGGACGACCAAGGAGATGCGGCAGAGGGCCGAGGCGGAATACCAGACCGACAAGCTGATCTCCAAGGCGGAGCGCCGGTGGGGCGCGACGGCGCTCGAAAAGAACTTCGCGCGCGACATCGCGGCCGGGCGATACTCCTACGCCGACATCCCGGACACGGCAAGGTGGGACACGGTGACGGACCTCGCCAACCTGTACATCGACAAGCGCATGCTCGGTGAGGACCTGCGGCTGCAGCGCAAGTACGCGATCCGCGACGCGCTGCTCTACAAGGCCATGGAGCTGCTGCCGGACGAACTGGAGCTGATGAGCGATCCGGGCGGCTTTGACAAGGAGGCCCTGCTCGTACTCAACTACCGGACGCCGCAGCGCTCGATGCTCAAGATGTTCGGCGACAAGCGCGGTGAGGAGATCAACCGGTACTACTTCGACCCGGTAACGAGAAACGAGGCGGAGAGACTGCGCTGGATGAACCGGCAGCTCGACGCGGTGCGCGAGTTCCAGGGCGAGGGCGACAAGGTCAAGGGCCTGAACAAGGCCGAGAGTGCCTACGTCCACATGGCCCTCGACATCGAGGCGACCGTGCAGCGGATCAACCAGTCGCCGAACAAGGCCGCGATCCAGAAGGCCGTGACGGAGCTGACAAAGATGGAGACCGCGCAGAAGGCAAGCCCGGACGCGGAGGCAAGAGAGGCGGAGATCCAGCGCGTGGCGACGGACCTCGACCTGAACGCCGCCGAAAGCAAGTGGGCGCAGCAGTACGCACAGTTCCTGACGCAGAAGGACGGGATCAAGGGCGAGATCGACGAGAAGAAATGTGCGGCGGCCGTGAAGCAGTACCGGCAGCTCTTTGACGACTACTACAACGCAATTGCAGACTTTCTCGTGTCGCACGGCGACGAGCCAATCGGCAAGATCGACTACTACGCGCCGCACCTGAGCACGGCCGACAAGGTCAACCTGCTCAACCAGGCGTTCGAGGCGCTGGGCTTTAACGCCAGCGCAACGAGGCTCCCGGCAGAGATCGCGGGCAGGACGGAGGATTTCCGGCCGAACAAGCGATGGACGCCGTTCTTCCAGAGCCGCGAGGGGACGCAGACAGAGTACGACATCGTGCACGGGTTTGAGAGCTATGTGACGTACCTGTCCGACGTGCTTTTCCACACGGACGACATCCAGAAGATCCGCGCGCTGGAAAATTATACACGCCTCGGCGGCAAGAACGACTTCAAAAATTCGCTGGCGGAGGCGATCGAGCTTTCCCGCAGCGGGCAGCGAGACGAGAAGCTGGACTTTTTGCGGGAGCTGAAGCGAGTCGATGATTTCGCAGAGCCGACAACGGCGGAGATCAACAAACAGCTTGACCAGTATATCGCCGAGCTGTTCGCCGCAGAGAAAAACAATACGCGGTATTCCGATCTTGCCGTCTGGCTCAAAAACTACGGCGACGTGCTGGCAGGGAAGCAGTTCGGCGGAGACCGCGGGGCGGAACACAGAGGCGGACGCGGAATCCTGAAGCTCGGCACGCAGCTCACGCAGGCTTTTGCTAGGGCCAACGTCGCGGGCAACGTCTCGTCGGCCGTCAACCAGATCGCGCAGCTGCCGACGATCCTCGGAGAGCGGAGCAAGCGATCCATCGCACAGGCGACGGCGGAGTTTGCAACCGGGAAGCTGCGGCAGTTCCAGATGGACAGCGATTTTATTACGGGCAAAAAGGGCGTGGATTATATCTCCAACACCTTCGCGGACTCGTTTATGTCCGGCATGTTCAAGCCGGCCGAATTCGTCGACACGACGATGTCGACGATCGCGGCCAGAGCGGCATACCTCGACGCGATCCGTGACGGCAAGACGCACGAGGAGGCCATGAGGTCGGCAGACGCCTACGCACGCTCCATCATGGGCGACCGTACCAAGGGCGCAAAACCGCTGATGTTCCATTCCAAGACACCAGTCATGCAGATGGTCAACATGTTCCAGATTGAGGCGCTCAACAACTGGGAGCATGTGTCGCAGGATCTCCCGCGGCAGTTCCGGCAGATCGCGGCGGAGAGCGGAAAGGCCAAGGCAGCGCGCGTGCTCAGCAGCGTGATCCTGAAGACCGTGCTTGCGGCCTTTGTGGTCAACCGCGTGACGGAGGAGCTTTACGGAGGGACTCCGGCCCCGTTCGACATTATCGGCATGAGCATGAATTTCATCGCATCCGGCGAGGGACTGACTACCAACGACTGGATCCGATACATGTTCAACAAGGCGAGCAATGCCATGTTCGGCGTCGACCTGTTCGACGACGTTCCGACGCCGCAGGAGGGCTTTGACTGGGGAAATGCTGCAGAGGACACGCTGTATAACATCAGCAATGAGGTACCGTTCCTCTCCAACCTCTCCGGCATGGTCGGCGTGGGAGACAGAACTTTGATGATGCCGGACCTGTTCGGCAAGGGGAAAGATCTGTGGGACGCGGCAACGGAGCACGGGCTGCTCTCGCCGGAGAGCGGAGAGGCACTGCTTGGGCTTGTGACGCAGGCGATCCCCGGCGGGCGGCAGATCAACAAGACGTACTCCGGCATCAAAACGATCGTCGAGGGAGGACGGACAAAGGGCTTCGGGGACAAGGAGCGCCTGCAGTATCCGGTCGAGCGGAACGTTGGGACGGCGCTGCAGAACATCCTCTTCGGGCCAAACGCGACGCCGCAGGCAAATGCCTACTGGGCATCCGGGCTTTCCAGCCTGTCGACCAAGGACACGCAGACGTGGCAGACGTTATCCAAGGACGGGGCGGACCCGATCGAGACCTACAACCTGCTGCATGAGTTTATCAAGATCAACGCAGACGACACCCTGACGTCCGATCAGGCGCAGCGGGATATCCGGGACGCCATCAACAACTCCGGCCTGACCGACGAGCAAAAGGCTTACCTGTTCCGGCAGGAGTTCGGCCGGAGGAACAAGGAGACCGGCGAGTATGAGCACGCAACGGACGCCATGTTTGAGGCACTGATGGACGAGGGCGTGAGCTGGGACGGCGTAACGCAGTTTTACAACAAGCTCATGCAGGCGGACGGGGACGAGAATCTATCCACCAACGACAAAAACCGGCAGAAGCGCACCGCGATCCGAGAGCTTGACGTGCGGGACAGCGTTAAGGCATACACCTATGCCGAGGTGTTCGGCGTGACCGACAAGGAGACCGGCGCAAAGTCGACCTCGAAAGACGAGGCTTTCGCCAACATGATGGACGCCGGGATGAGCTGGGACGACGTGATGGACGTGTACGAGGAGTACCGGACGCTGTACGAGGACGAGAGCCTCAGCAGCAGCCAGCAGGCATCCGAGTTTGCATACTGGCTCGACCAGCACAACATCAAGGGCAAAAAGCGGGAGGCGATCCAGAACGGCCTCAAGTATTACCAGATGTTTGCGCAGGAGGCGGAGCGCTACACCAACCTGACGGAGGCCGGGCTGAGCGCGACCGACGCCAAAAAGGTCAGCGACAAGCTGGCCAGCGCAAAGGGGACCGGCGAGAACGGGCAGCTAACGACCAACGACAAGGTGGACGTGCTGCTCAAGCAGAACCTGACGGATACCAGCCTCTACAAGGCGCTGAGTACCGTGCTGAGCGAGGAGACCTACGACAAGCTGACAGAGGCCAGAAGCGGCGGCATCGGCGCAAAGATCTGGATGCAGTACTGGCGGAAAAAGGCCGAGCTGAGCGCGGACAAGGACGCGAACGGCAAGTCGATCAGCGGATCGAAAAAGGCGAAGATCCTTGCACTCATCAACAGCCTGCAGCTGACAGCGGAGCAGAAAGACCTGCTATACCGGGCGGAGGGCTATGCAGAGCGGGACCTGTACAGGGCTCCGTGGCATTAACAAAATACCGCACAGCGGGGGAGGGCGAAAGCCCTCTCCCATTTTTATGCACAGGAGGGGGAACTATGTCAAAGGGCAGGATGCAGGCGGGGAGCTGCACGGCCGGGATGCGGCGTGAGGAGGTCGAGGCACTGATCCGGGCGGCGAACCTCGGGGAGGAGGACAGCTACATCGCGCGGCGGTGCCTGATCGATCAGGTGGCGCAGCTCGACATTGCGTTTGAAATGGAGGACAAATTCGGGCAGGGGATGACGCGGAGCACGGTGTCCCGCCGGATGCAGGGGATCGAGCGGCGGCTGCACACATTGCGGGCACAGACGCGACGGAAACGGGCACAGCGCAGAGGCTGAGACGGTATGATATAGCCATCAAAGACAGGAGGCGGAGACAATGGCATATCCCTATCAGACCGGGTACAATCAGGTGATGCCGCCGGTATACGGCGGGTACGGGCAGCAGCCGCTGCAGCCGCAGGGGCCGATGTGCAGGATGGTATCGAGCCGCGAGGAGGCAAGCTCGACGCCGGTGGACTTTTCCGGCAGCCTGATGGTGTTTGCGGACATCCAAAACAACCGCATCTACACCAAGCGCTGGGACGCTGCGGCGGGCGCTGCACGCTTCGGGGAGTATATTCCAGCGCCGCCTCCGCAGCCCGCGCAGAACGGCACACAGACCGCGACAGACCCGGTGCTGACGATGCTGCAGCAGATGCAGGCGCAGCTTAACGGCATCAGCGAGCGGCTCACTGCCGCAGAAAAGAAGGAGGAACCGGCAGAATGAATCCGCTCATGATGATGATCCAGATGGCGCAGCGGGGCCGGAACCCGCTGGGTGCCCTGCAGCAGATGGGCGCGGGGCCTCAGCTCCAACAGATGCAGCAGATGCTGGCGGGCAAAAATTATAACCAGCTCCTCCAGATGGCGGACAACGCCGCGCGGGAGCGCGGTACGACGGTAGAGCAGATGGCACAGCAGTTGGGGCTGCCTTTCCGTCGGTAAGCATATCCACTCGGTTTGCGGATCCTGACAAAAGCCGCGCAGCAAGGACTCACCGGGCGCGCGCGGCCCGTGGGATCATAAAAACTGAGGAGGAAACAACAATGGCAGATGATTTTGGCATGGGGTATGCGCTGGGCGCTGACTCCGGCAACCGCAACAACAACGATATGTTTGGCGGCGGATCTTGGTGGATCGTGATCATCCTGTTCGCCCTGATTTTTGGAAACAACTGGGGCAACAACGGCAACAACGGGGCCGGTATGGCGGTGCCGTATCTCAGCGGCATCGACACGCGGCAGGCGGTCAACGACGGCTTTGTGACGGCAGAGATCCAGAGCGGCATCCGCGGGCTCCAGAACGGCCTGTGTGACGGCTTCTATGCGATGAACACCGGCATGCTCAACGGGCAGATCGCGATGCAGCAGGGCTTTAACGCCACGCAGATGGGCATGATGCAGGGCTTTAACGGGGTACAGGGACAGATCTGCGACCTCGGTGCGAGACAGCAGCAGTGCTGCTGCGAGACGCAGCGCCTGATGGAGCGCGGCTTTGCCGACACCAACTACAACCTCGCGACGCAGAGCTGCGACATCCGCAACACCATCCAGAGCACGGCCCGCGACGTGATCGACAACGCCAACGCCAACACGCGCAGCATCCTGGACTTTATGGTCAACGACAAGATCTCGACCCTGCAGCAGGAAAACCAGACGCTCCGTCTGGCCGCCTCGCAGAGCGAGCAGAACGCCGTGCTCAAGGCCGCGATGGACGCCAACACGGCAGAGTTGATCCGCCGGACCGGCAACTCGACGCCGCAGCCGACGTACCTCGTCCAGAACCCGCACGCTGCTTACTGCGGCGCAGGCTGCCAGCAGGGCTACGGCTGCTGCTGACGGGATGAGAGATCGGGGCGGCAGATGCCGCCCCTGAGCAAAGGAGGATATACCATGGCATGCAACAACGTGTGTAAGCTGTGCCGCCGCCTTGTGATCTCGCAGGCCGTGACGTTTGCGGACGGCGTGCTGACGATCAACCTGCCGGCCGGGAGCTACAACGACGGCGAGAAATACTGTCTCGTCGTGGCGCAGACGATCCCGACGACGGCGACCATCACGGCTCCGGTCGTGGTGACGATCGGCAGCGGGACAGTACAGTATCCGCTGACAAGCTGCGGCTGCGCACAGTTGACCGCCTGTGCGATCCGCACGCGGACAAAGTACAGCACGGTGCTCAACACCACCGCGACGGGCGGCAGTTTTCGGCTGCTGGGTCGCGCTGCCTGCGCGCCGAGCAGCAATCTGGCGAGCGTCAACGGCACGGCGCCGACGGCATAAGGAGGGACGATATGGACGCCAGGACAAAAATGATGTTCTACCGCCGCGGGAGCGGCGAGGAGGAACGCAGAGACCGGCCGGAGGGCCGATTCCGCGACGGGCGCGGACGCGAGCGCTACAATGACGGCCGCTATGCACCGCGCAGCGACGGAGACTATGATCGCCGATACCGCGACGAGCCGATGGGCCGCCGGTACGACATCGAGCCGAGAGGCGGCGGCCGAAGCCGCGAGCCGGGGCGCCGAGAGATGGGGCATATCGGATTCGAGCAGCAGGACGATGACGAGCGTCTGTCGTGGGAGGAGGCCGAGAAGTGGGTCGGCGGCATGAAAAACGCCGACGGCACGGTCGGCGCGAAGTGGGCACCGGACCATGTGCTCAAGATGATGCACGAGCGCGGCATTGACTGCGACCCAATCGAATTTTGGTGCGCAATGAATGCGGTGTACAGCGATTTTTGCGAGGTACTCATGGACCACGGCTGCACCGGGACGGACCTCTACCTCGATCTCGCCAAGGCGTGGCTCGAGGACAAGGACGCCGTGCCGGACAAGGCGCGCGTGTACTACGAGTGCATCGTGGAGTGACACAAAAACAGCCCCAGCAGGAGACTGCCGGGGCCTTTTGTGCACCGAATGAGCACCGAGAGAATTGAAGATTTGAAAATTGGGGTAAGAGAAAGTTGAAGTTTGAGCAATGTAAAGAGAGAAAATGAGATGTGTTGAGAGGCAGAAAGAGAAAGAAACAGAAAGATGAATGAAAGTTGTTGTTGATGAGCA